CGATAATGTAAATATTGGTATTCTTGCTAATAAGGCATCTATCTCAAGAGAACTATTAAGTAGGCTTCAACTTTCTTATGAAAATTTACCAAAATGGATGCAGCATGGGGTAATTTCTTGGAATAAGGGATCTGTTGAATTGGAGAATGGATCCAAAATAATTGCAGCATCTACTTCAGCATCTGCAGTGAGAGGTATGACATTTAATATTATATTTTTGGACGAATTTGCATTCGTTCCTAATCATATAGCAGACGAATTCTTTGCTTCGGTATATCCTACGATTTCTTCAGGTAAAAGTACTAAAGTTATTATAGTTAGTACTCCTAAAGGAATGAACCATTTCTATAGGATGTGGCATGATGCTGAAAAAGGAAAGAACCAATTTATACCAACAGAAGTTCATTGGTCCGAAGTTCCAGGAAGAGATGAAGAATGGAAAAAACAAACAATTGAAAATACTAGTGAAGAGCAATTCAGAGCAGAGCATTTATGTGAATTTTTAGGATCTGTAGGAACATTAATTAGTCCAAGTAAATTAAAGTCACTAGTATATGATTCCCCAATAAAAAGTAGTGGTGGATTAGATGTTTATGAAGAATCAGAAAAATCTCATGACTATTTAATGACTGTTGATGTTGCTCGTGGAGTTGGAAATGATTATTCTTCATTTGTTGTCGTTGATATAACATCTTTTCCTCATAAAATTGTGGCAAAATATAGAAATAATGAAATAAAACCAATGTTATTTCCAAGTATTATTGTAGATGTTGCTAAAAAATACAATAATGCTTTTATTTTATGTGAGGTTAATGACGTTGGTGATCAAGTAGCTTCAATCATTCATTATGATTTGGAATACACAAATCTTCTTATGTCTTCTATGAGAGGTAGGGCAGGGCAAATAGTTGGACAGGGATTTTCTGGCAAAAAAACACAACTCGGTGTTAAAATGTCAAAATCTGTAAAGAAAGTTGGATGTCTCAATTTAAAAACCATGATTGAGGAGGACAAACTTCTTTTTAAAGATTATGATATTATGAGTGAGCTTACAACTTTTATACAAAAGCATAATTCTTTTGAAGCAGAAGAAGGATGTAATGACGATTTAGCAATGTGTCTTGTAATTTATGCTTGGTTAGTATCTCAAGATTATTTTAAAGAACTTACTGAACAAGATGTTAGAAAAAAACTCTATGAGGATCAAAGAGATCAAATAGAGCAAGATATGTCACCATTTGGATTTATAGTAGATGGTATTGAAGAGAACACTTTTGTAGATACTGATGGAGACAGATGGTATCTTGATGAGTATGGAGATCGGCATTCTGACATTTCTTATATGTGGAATTATATCTAAAGTTCAATTTTAATAAATATTCTTTAGATAAACTGAGATTTTACGGAGAAAAACATGGCGACTCCTCAATTATCTCCTGGAGTATTAACCAGGGAGGTTGATTTAACAGTAGGAAGAGCTGATAATGTACTTGATAACATTGGAGCAATTGCGGGTCCATTTAAGATTGGTCCAGTAGATTTCCCGATTGATATTGCGACTGAACAAGAATTGATTGATGTATTTGGAAAACCAGATTCATTAGATGGTCAGTATGAATACTGGATGAGTGCTTCTGCTTACCTTTCATATGGTGGAGTTCTTAAAGTTGTTAGAACAGATGGGGATAATTTAATTAATGCTAATGCCAGAAGAGTAAGAAATGGGGAAGTTTCTGTAGCATCTACTGCTGGAGAAATAGTTTATAGTGGTTTAACTAATACAGTAGGATTAGGTACTACTGTTAGAACAAGTGGAACTTATAGAATTACTGGAGCAGCATATACTACAAGTGGAATAGGAACTGAAGCAATTTTTTCTGTTGGAATAGGTACAACAAATAGTCTTGTAAAAAGTTTTATTATCTTAAATGGTGGGGCAGGATTCCAATTAAATGATACAATTACTATTCAAAATGAAGATATTGGTGGTACAGGAATTGGAACAACAGGATCTATAATAGTAACTGTAGAAGATATTTATACCTTAGGTGGGATATCTACTGTCGGGGACAATACATTAAAAATTAAAAATTTTGATGACTATAATCAAAACTATGCTGATGATATTGCTTCTTATATTTTTTCGGCAAAAACCCCAGGATCATGGGCAAATAATTTGAAAGTTTGTTTTATTGATGATAAGGCAGATCAAACATTAAAAATAAGTAATTCTTGGTTACAATCAGTAAATGGAGGAAATAGTCTTGTAGGACTTGCTGTAAGTGTTTCAATTGTAAACCAAGTTATTCCAAATCCAAATGGAGTTGGTAATACAACATTCACTGGAACATTAAAATCTATAATTACTGGTCAATCTGAAGATTCTATTGATGTTAAAATTGTTTCTAGAGTAGATGTTGGTACTGGTACAACTACTTTAGTTGAGTATAGTGAAAAAAATAGGGCTGCATCTATAAGAGACGGTCAAACTATAGTAGTAATGAATAATAATGGGGTTGCATTAGGATCAACAACTTTAGCAATTGATGCAGTAGAAGATTGGTATGATAACCAAACCTTGAATTTAGAAAATTCATTGATCTACTGGAAATCTATAGCACCAAAACCAACAACTGGTAGATATGTTGCTGAAAGAAATGGAAGAAATGACTCTATGCATGTTGTCATTGTAGATGATACTGGTGATGTTACTGGAATTTCTGGAAATCTATTAGAGAAACATCTTTTCTTATCTAAAGCTATTGATGCAGTATCTGCAGTAAATTCTCCTCAAAGAATTTGGTGGAAAGAATATCTTGCTCAATATTCATCATATGTTTATGTTGGAGATAATCCATCAGATGAATCTAATAATGAAGAAGTTTATCAAACATTCTTTGAAGATGGTGTGTGGAACGTAGATGATGGTCCAACAAAAGGATTGTGGAATCAAGCAGCTCAAGATGTCACATTTAGTGTGATGGGTAACGCAACATACAATTTATCTGGTGGTATAGATTACGGTCCAGAAAACGGAGAAATAGGAAGTTTAACTCCATCTTTAGGTGATTTAATTACTTCTTATGATTTGTTTAGCAATAAAGAAGAGATTGAAGTTGATTACTTGATTATGGGTCCTGGATTGAGTAATTTCTACGAATCTCAAGCAAAAGCATCTTATCTAATTTCTATTGCTGAAAGTAGAAAAGATTGTATGGCAGTGATATCTCCTCATAGATGGAGTGTTGTTTCAGAACCAGATCCTTCTGACGTACAATCCCTTAGAAGATACTTAACACCTAATGACATAACAAATAATATTATTGATTTCTATAGTGTTCTTCCATCTTCATCTTATGCGGTCTTTGATACTGGATACAAATATACTTATGATAGATTTAATAATAAATTTAGATATATTCCAACTAATGGTGACGTTGCTGGATTGATGGTTAGAACATCTATTTTTGCTTATCCTTGGTTCTCTCCTGCTGGTCAGCAAAGAGGGATACTTAATAACGCAATTAAACTTGCTTATAATCCAAATAAAGCACAAAGAGATAGACTATATCCTAAGAGAATTAACGCAATTATCAATAAACCTGGAATTGGAATAATGCTATTTGGTGATAAAACTGCTCTTGGATATGCTTCTGCTTTTGATAGAATCAATGTAAGAAGATTATTCTTAACAGTTGAACAAGCATTAGCAAGAACTTCTGAATCTGTACTATTTGAACTTAATGATGATATTACAAGAGCAAACTTTGTAAATATTGTTGAACCTTACTTGAGGGATGTTCAGGCAAAGAGGGGTCTTTATGGTTATTATGTAGTTTGCGATTCATCGAATAACACTCCAGATATAATAGATAATAATGAATTCAGGGCTGATATATTCTTAAAGCCTGCCAAATCTATTAATTATGTCACACTAACATTTGTTGCTACAAGAACTGGGGTTTCATTTGAAGAAGTTGTTGGAACTGTTTAATTCTTATTAAAAACATTAAAGGAGCAAAAAAATGGCAGACATCAAAGGTTTATCTCAGTTCAAAGAAGCATTAAGAGGTGGAGGTGCTAGACCTAATTTATTTGAAGTTGAAATTGCAAATTTTCCAGATGGTTGGGCTGATCCTCAGGGATTGGGTGAATGGGATAGTGATATAGTTAAAGATTTTAAATTTTTATGCAAATCAGCTGCTTTGCCAGCATCTAATATATCTCCGATTGAGATTCCTTTTAGAGGAAGAACTTTCAAAGTAGCTGGTGATAGAACATTCGATACTTGGACAATTACCATTATAAATGATTCCGAATTTAAGATTAGAAGAGCATTTGAAGGATGGATGCAATATATCGGACAATATTCCGATCATAGTGGAGTTACTCGTCCAGATGATTATATGGTCAATGCTACTGTTTATCAACTGGGAAGAGCAGCAGTTAAAGCAGAAAGTGGAACTGGAACTGGAGGAACAGCAAAGGTAAATGCACAATATAGATTTATTGATATTTTCCCAACTAGTATTTCTGCTATTGATTTGTCTTATGATTCTTCAGATACTATTGAAGAATTTACCGTTGATATGCAAGTCCAATTCTGGTATCCAGAAAAAGAAGGAACAGAAGGAAGACAGGGAAGTGATACTACAGGTTGATGTGGAATAAATAAAGAAGATAAGTTCAGAATAAATTGTGGCTAAACTATTTGGTTTTTCAATTGAAGATGATGATAATAAATCAAAAACTATAGTTTCCCCCGTTCCTCCAAACAAAGAGGACGGGGTTGATCACTATTTAAGTAGTGGATTTTTTGGTTCTTATGTAGATATTGAAGGTGTATATAAGACTGAATTTGATTTAATAAGAAGGTATAGAGAAATGGCACTTCACCCAGAATGTGATAGTGCTATTGAAGATATTGTAAATGAAGCAATTGTATCAGACACCAACGATACACCTATACAGATAGATCTAGATAATTTAAATGCTAGTGATAGTATTAAAACTAAAATTAGAGAAGAATTTAAATATATTTTAGAACTTTTAGATTTTGATAAAAAATCTCATGAAATATATAGAAATTGGTATATTGATGGAAGATTATACTATCATAAAGTAATAGATTTAAAAAATCCAGAAGCAGGCATACAGGAATTGAGATATATTGACGCAATGAAAATGCGTTATGTCCGTGAGATGAAAAAAAGACCTCAGGACAAATATAAAATTCAAATGAATGCTGGGGATAATCCAATGGAATATGAATTCCCAGAAATTCAAGAATATTTCATATATGAACCCAAAATGACTTACCCTACAGGAACTCCAACTCCAGGTGCATTTGGTGGGTCTAGTTCTGGGGTAAAAATGACTAAAGATTCTATTACATATTGTACTAGTGGTTTAGTTGATAGAAATAAAGGATCAACTTTGTCATATTTACATAAAGCAATTAAAGCACTCAATCAACTTAGAATGATTGAAGATTCTTTGGTAATTTATAGACTTTCTAGGGCACCAGAACGTAGAATTTTTTATATTGATGTTGGCAATCTTCCTAAAGTAAAGGCAGAACAATATTTACGTGATGTTATGATGAGATATAGAAATAAAATGGTGTATGATGCAAGTACTGGTGAAATTAGAGATGATAAAAAATTTATGGCTATGCTTGAAGATTTTTGGCTTCCTAGAAGAGAAGGTGGAAGAGGAACAGAAATTTCAACTCTTCCTGGAGGACAAAACTTAGGTGAAATCACTGATATTCAATATTTTCAAAAGAAACTATATCAATCACTAAATGTACCAGCATCAAGAATAGAAAGTGATGGTGGATTTAATCTTGGAAGATCATCAGAAATATTAAGGGATGAAGTTAAATTCAGTAAATTTGTTGGAAGATTGAGAAAAAGATTTTCCTATATGTTTAGTGATATGCTTAGAACTCAATTAATACTAAAAAATATTATAACTCCAGAAGACTGGAATATAAT